TAAAGGTTATAAAGTTCGGTTGCGTCATTTTCAGAAATTTGCAACACTCTGCCCCCCTCATTTCAGACTGTTTCAGCCTTTCCGCAAACTCTCTCATTAATACCAATCTGTCATTCGTGCAAGTCCTCATTTTTGCCCCCTTGATTGATCGCTTTCATTTTAATCATTTCCCATTTTATTCTGTCTAGGATTCCTGGGTCATTCTCATAATATCGCCATAACCAATGAATGAATTCGTGGGTCTGATTATTACAGGGCAGAAAATTGTCATTCAAGATTTCATAATTTTCTTCCCGTAAATCTTCGTGGTGTAACTCCCAATGTTTATAAAGCTTTTTGAGAGTAATTAAATCAATCCCCCCGCATTCCTTTTTCTTTTTTATTTTGAATAACTTCCAGACTTTTCTTTTCCTGAAGTTTCTTTTTCGTCTCTGTGCTTCATTCATTATCAAACCCTATCTGCATTATTGAAATATCAGTTTTTAGCAATCTGATTTCTTTTCGCAATTCTTCAATTTCCTGCTCTTTCTCATATTCCACAATCTGTAATTTTATTTCGGTATCTCTGCACCTTGTCAGAACATCTACACCTAATTCCTGATATACATTCAGGCAAAAGTTCACAATCACAATGGTTATTCAATATTTCTTCTGCTTCTTTTTTAAGTTCTTCTTTTGTCATTTTTCTTTTATCTCCTTAATTTCCAATTATTATTAAAGTCACAGTACTTACAAGGCGGATTTCCAAGTTTACCATCACAATCTGACCACATACAATTACAGCAGCACTTCATTTTCTCAATCTGTGCTTCAAGTTCTGCAATACGCTTTTCCTCACAATACCACTTTTTCCCGTCTACAGAAATCCACTTTGTATTATTTTTTGTGCAATAAAAAATATTGTTTTCATAGGTAATTGAAAAATCTTCTTTAGTCATTTCTTTTATCTCCTTAATTTTACCATTTGAGTTCTTTCCACATTTAGGACAAAACATATTTGGAATTACATTGTCAAAATAATAAGCATCCATATATGAATCTGCACTTTTATCAGTTTTGATTGCACCGCAAAATTCACATTCATATTCGCCTTGAAAGTCATTTCTCATTTTCCATAAAATTCTTTTAAGTTTCATTTTTCTTTTATCTCCTCAAATCCATCAAATGTCATTTTTCCCGATAAGTAAACTATAATCATTTCTATTCACTCTCCTTTGGAAGAACAATTTCTTTCCAAGCGATAATCTGTTCTGTGTAACATCTATGAATTTCAAAATCACTATGTAAATTATCTCTTACTCCAAAAGACATTTCTTTTTTACCTTTGTAATTGTAAAAAAACAGAACAAGATATTGTTTATCGTCTTTTGGTAAATCTCCGTCTTTCACATAATGCCATTCATTAGCCTTGTTATAGCCGAACTCTGCACCTGCAACAAAACCGTCATATTGACCTAATTTATATGCGTGTAGTTTATCCTTAGCAACCACACTAGATATATACTTATCGCCTAAATCTTTTTCGCTATATTCTTCTGCTTCTTTCTCAAACATATCTACTCCTCTCTGCCAATTCTTTCTTCAATTCTGTCTACTGTCGATTTTACTGCATTATAGATTTCTTGGAGTTCTTCTTCGTTATAATAATTCAAGTTCAAATCTGACAGATAACATTCCAACTGTAGTTTTGTCATCTCTCCACCTCGCTATTTAAGAATTGCTCTGCTTGTTCAAGCACTTTAGATAATTCATTAGAATAACCGCCATTGCCGAAACAACGCAATAAAAAACGTTCTTCATTATTTCTTGCCCCCGATTGTTCTGTAATACATCACTTCAAGCCCAAGCCTTTCTGCTTCTGCTTTTTCCCTTCTCGCCCCTGTAGATGTTTCCCAACCTTCCAAAAGTGCAATATGTGTACAACCACTAATTGCCTTGAAATCTTCCCGCATAAAATCTTCGTATGTAGCATCCGGCTTTCTTTTAAGCACAATATCTGACAGATTGCAGGGGTTTACTACTTCATATCCGCAAGCCCGATAAAACATTTCAGCGTTTCTGAAATTCTCTTTGTACTCGCTTTCTTCAAGCCCTGTCATTTTTCCCGATAAGTAAACTATAATCATTTTCTACCCCCTTGTAGTTTCTTTTCATCAAGATATGCTTTTATTTTTTCTTCAGTTGTCATAAAATGCCCCCTTGCAGCTGCGGGGTTTCCCCCGCTTTAATTACCTATTCAAAAATTAAATCCACCATAAAATAATTGCAGGCTTGTTCTTCTGTAATTCTATCTGGAAGTTCTCTGCGTTGGATTTCCCGAATGTGAATTGCAGTTTCCTTTTCTGCTTCTGCTCTTGAAAATCCGCAACCTTCAAAATACTGTATCATTTTCTCTTTCATATTAAAGCCCCCCTTAAAATCCTATTACATAATGACGGCTTGTTTTGTCATCCAAATCTATCGGTTTAAGATGTAGGATTTTTTTGTCAATCTTTCCGCAGTAGATTCCAACCTTTACCCAGCCCGCAGATGTAATAACTGCTCTTGAATAACCTTTTACACCATTGTTTTTAAGTGCCTGTTTAATTTCTTTCTTTGTCATAATTAAGCCCCCTTAGCTTTGATAATTCTATCTTAACACTATTAGCATATTATGTCAACACTTTCTTTTATGGAAATAGTTAATAACAACAATCATTTCGCTTTTCATAGAACGCAAGGCACAAGCTATCCCCTTCATCGGGTGACCTTCCGTTATGCCGGTTTTTGAAGCAGGATTTTGTTGTATCACTTCGATTGTCTTTCGGTTCGAGTTGTTTCTGTCCTTTGGAATTATAAAAATATTGTCTTTCTGCCAAATCTTCAATCAATGTTTGTGAAAGATACTCATTCGGTATGTAGATAGATTTTAATGGCAATTCAAACATCATTTCGCTTGCACAATTTGCATAGACTTCTGGATTGTCCGCCCTTCCCCCGAAGTTGACCGGGATAACATTTGCACCCCATTCATTTAATAAATCATAAACTCCCTGATTGTAGCCTATATCAATTTTTATCAAGATTGCAGGATTTCTTTCTGCCATATCCCAGGCAAGCCCCGCAACTTCTTGTGTATTATATCCGTGGACTTTCTGAATATCTAAAACGCATAAGCCTTTTCTTTTGGTGATAACTGAATTATCATTGCCAAATCGGGCAACATCTATTCCGATTTCAATTGCCCCTTCCTGGGCTTCTTCGGTGTTTCTTTCTTCCCCCGTACTGTCCATTACATCAGAAACAAGCCAAACTGCATTTGTCTGCTTATTTCTAGGGTAACCCAGATAAACGTGTTTCGCTTCGTCCGGGTCTCTCTCCATAAGGTTTTCGTATTTCTCTAAAAGGTTATCGGGGTAAAACGGATTATCTTCTGCAAGTGGTCTGCACTTTGTAATAAGCCAATCGGGTTTAGGGTTACTGACAAACTTTTGTGTTATCGGGTCATTTGTGGTATTAGGATTATATACCGCCCATATCTCCGCCTGCCTTTTTTCCCCTTTATAATTCCACTCTTTACGGATTGTCGCTTCCAGAGTGTCCCATACTTCAAGGCTCACCCCGTCAGACTCTTCGATATACGCTATAGTATAGTTATCCAAAGACTTTAACTGCGAACTGGTAAAATCATTCAGTCCATTAAATGTAAAGTAAGAACCATTTGTTTTATTGCGTATATAATTCTGTGTGATTTCAAAGTCCGTATAACCAAGTTCTTCAATCTTTCTGCAAAGTAAAGAATATGAGCTATCTTTAATTGACTTCTGAACCGAACGCAAGCAGATAACTTTTATATTTTCGCCAAAATAAGACGGGTGCTCCGCAAACTGAATTAAAAGGCTTGCGGTTGATTCTGACTTTGCACCCGCCCCTCTACCACCTACCCCGATTTTCACAGGTGCAGGATTTCTCCACTTTTCAAACTTTGGTGTCACTTGTTCCCGAAAAAGTCTTAAATACTCTTTCTGTTTTTCTTCTGATAGTGATAAAAACTGTTCTTTGCTAATTCGTGGAATAACTAGCTCAGCCCTTTTATATTTTCCTTTAATCATTTTTTGCACTTCCAATGTAATTTTGTATGCTCTGAATTTCGCAACCATATCAATTCTTCTGGCGGTCTATTGTAATACATATCAAGGGCTTTAAGTTCTTCAATAGTCAAATCAACAAGCCTTTTCTCGCCGTCTGAATTATGAGTTTCTAATCTGTGATGTCTATCCCAACCAATAAAATTATCCGCTTTAGCCTGTTCATAATTTTCTACCTTTTCAAGTTCTTTACAATAAGGGTGTCGAACATTCCAAGCTGTTTTTCTTGCATAATTTCTTATCTGTTCTTTATGAGTTTCTCTGTATAATCTGGCTTTTTCTCTAAATAATTCAAGGTTTTCTGCCCTGTGCTTTCTTTGGCTTGCGTTTCTGCACTCTTTATTCTCCTTGCACCATTTTATAGATTGTGCAATTATTTTCTCTCTGTTTTTCAGATAGTTTTCTCGATGATGTTGTCTATACTGTTCTTTCTTTGCTTGATAACATTTCTGTTTTGCTACACGGATTTTCTCTGCGTTTTCTACTCTGTATTTTGTTTTATATTCACTTGTGCATTTTTTACACCAAGTATTTATTCCGTATTTTTTGGATTTGTTTCTCGTGAAGGCTTCTAACGGTAACTCTGCACCGCAATGTTGACAAATAAAAGTTTGCATTTCTCAAATCTCCTATAATTTGAATCCTAAATAAAAAAGTTATGGCAGGCACTTAGGATTGTGCTTTTCGGTTCGCTTTCCCTAGCCATAACTGTATTATACTATGAATTGACTATTTCTTCAAACAGTTTAATTCTATCTTCTGTTGTTTCCATTTCTGTTTTGACAGT